AGCGGCCGCTATCGCCGGTCTGATCGCCGTGTGGAATCTGGCTGGACGCACCGCCCAGTCGTTCATCACTCATTTGCCTGAGGAACACTGATGGCCCGCCCGTCGAATGCCGACCGGCTCGGCAAATATCGGAAGCATCTTGCTACGTCGAAACGGTGGCGTCGTGAAGAGGGCTACGACTCCACGTGGCGTCGACTGATTGACCTGTATCGGGGCCGTCACTACGAGTTTGCGTCTGATGAGGACCGTCTGCTGGTCAACATCGCGTTCTCTACGGTGAACGTGATTGCGCCGTCGGTGTCGGTGAACTATCCGAAGATCGCGGTGAATGCGACGAAGCCGGATGATGCGCCGAAGGCGATCATCACGGAAGCGGTCATCAACTACTGGTGGCGGCATTACAAGGTGAAGCCAGAGTTCCGGCGTGCTGTCAAAGATTTTCTGGTGGTCGGTCACGGCTGGCTGAAGTGCGGTTACCGATACATCGAAGAAGAAGTTGTTGAGACTGGCGATGAGCCGTCGGACCCGGACGCCGAAGGCAATGAGGTGACGCCGTCGATTGTGGTGGTGGAGGACCGTCCGTTTGTTGAGCGTGTGTCTCCGTTTGACATGTTCATTGATCCGGATGCCACGTCGATGCGTGACGCCAAGTGGATTGCTCAACGGATTCGTCGTCCGATGGCTGATGTGAAGGCTGATAAGCGGTACGCGAAGCAGGCCCGTGACAGGGTTGCGCCGTCGTCTACGTCACGTTTCGCTGACGAAACGGGACGCAAGAAGATTCATAACGACGGTCATTCGTATGTGGACATCTGGGAGTTTTACGACGTTCGCACGAAGACGATGTCGGTGTTTGCGGAGGGTGGCGATTAGTTCCTGATCAAGCCGACACAGATGCCGTACGCGTTGGGTCATCCGTTTGTGATGATCCGCAACTATGACGTGCCTGACCATTTCTATCCGATGGGTGATTTGGAGGCGATTGAGCCGCTTCAACGTGAGTTGAATGAGACACGCACCCAGATGATGAACCACCGTAAGCGGTTCTCACGCAAGTACCTGTTCAAGGAATCTGCGTTCGATAGTGACGGTCGTTCCGCGTTGGAGTCGGATTACGACAACGTGTTGGTGCCGGTTGCGTCGGATGAGTCGTTGTCGAATGTGGTGGCACCGTTCCCTGCGGTGATCACTCCGCCAGAGTTTTACAACCAGTCGGAGATGATCCAAGGGGATGTGGAGCAGATCACTGGTGTGTCGGAGTATCAGCGTGGCGCGTTGCCGGAGATCCGTCGCACGGCGACGGAGGCCGCGATCATGCAGGATGCGGCGAACGCACGTGCGGCTGACAAGTTGGCAACGATTGAGGGTGCGATTGTTGAGGTTGCTGTGCGGATGGTGCAGTTGGCCCAGCAGTACATGACGGGCCAGCAGGTTGCCCGTGTGACTGGCAAGGATGGGGTGCCGATGTGGGTCACGTTTGATCGTGACTACATCTCTGGCGACTTTGATTTTGAGGTGGAGGCTGGTTCGACTGCTCCGAACAATGAGTCGTTCCGCCGTCAGTCGGCTCTTCAGATGGTGGATGCGATGGCTCCGTTTGCGTCGGCTGGTGTGATCAACGTGGAGCGGCTTGCCGCCCACGTGTTGCAGTTCGGGTTCGGTATCAAGAATCCGGGCGAGTTCATTCAGGCGGCGCCTGATGCTCAGGTTGCCCCGGAGGCTGTGCCTGCCCAGATGCCGGTGCCGATGCCGGAGCCGCCTCCTGCTGGTCCGGCTGGTGTGGCCGCTCCCCCGGCGGCAAACCCGATGGAACTGTCGGGTGTTGATCCTGCGGTGTTGGCCGCGTTGTCATCTCGTCTTGGGGTGGCGCTACCGAATAGTGGAGGTTTGTGATGCCCAATAAGCCGAAGAAGGCCATGAAGGTTCCCCCCGGGTTTCACAGGATGCCTGATGGCAGTCTGATGAAGGGCAAGTCGCATGGGGCGGCGAAGAAGAAGGCTCCTGCGAAGAAGGCCGCGCCGCGTCGTTCTGCGACTCGGCGCAACAACATGGATTACTGAGCGATGGCTGAGCGTGATCCGAAACTGGTGAACGCCGGAGTGTCGGACTACAACAAGCCCAAGCGCACACCGAACCATCCGACGAAGTCGTGGATTGTTGTTGCCCGTAACGCTGATGGGAAGACGAAGACGATCCGGTTCGGCCAGCAGGGTGTGACGACTGAGGGTTCTGACCCGAAGTCGGAGCGTGGTAAGGCTCGCCGCAAGTCGTTCCGTGCCCGTCACAAGTGTGAGACGGCGACGGACATTTTGAGTGCAAGGTATTGGGCGTGCCGTCACCTGTGGTGACGGCCGTCAAGACGGCTGGGGCCGTTCTATTGGGCGTATTGGTCATTGTTGTTGGAGTGTGCGTGTGGGCGGCAAACGAACTCAGGAACCAGATCGATCGTGGCCGGAGGCAGGTCAGCCGCCGCTAGTTGAGATCGTGTGGCAGGACTCGTATTCGTTGGATGACGAGTGGTTTCCGGTGCCGCACGAATCGAAGATTCGTGTGATCACCACGTCGGGCTATGAGGTGGCGTCTGATCCGTTGTATGTCACGGTGGCTTCGACGTTTGATGTGGAGACACGCAACTTTGCGAACGGGATCGCAATTTTGCAGTGCTGTGTGTTGTCTCGTCGTGTCATCTGAGCGTCTCTAGGTAACGGTTTTTCTCTCTATATGGAGGGGTTTCCCTCCCTTAGAGCAACCGATAGGACTCTGGAGACATAGTGAGTGACACGATTGATGCCCCGCAGGTTGACCCCGTCGTTGACGGACAAGTCGGAGATGTGGGCGGAACGCCAGAGGTGGCGGACGATGCACCAATCCTGAACGTCGACGACTTTTCTGATCATCACGTGGTGGTCAAGGTTGACGGTGAGGACGTGCGGGTTCCGTTGTCTGAGGCAGTGGCCGGTTACAGCCGTCAGGCGGATTACACCCGCAAGACGCAGGAACTGGCAGAGCAGAGACAGCAACTTCAGTGGGCAAGTGCTATCGCGCAGGCTTTGGAGAACGATCCTGCTCAGACAATCAACCTGTTGCAGACCCATTACGGGCTGTCACGGGCCGAAGCACAGCAGGTCGCGAATCAGGCGGCTTCTGATGCGGAGGGTGCGTCTGAGTGGGCCGACCCGGTTGAAGCCCGTGTGAAAGAACTTGATGACCGGATACGCCAGTTTGAAGAGGACCGGGCGTACCAGCAACTCCAGCAGGAAGTCAGTCGACTGCAAACCACATACGGAGAAGATTTCGATCCTCAGGAAGTTGTGTCTCAGGCGCTTGCGACTGGGAACACAAATCTTGAGGCGGTCTACAAGCAGATCGCTTATGACCGGCTGGTGGCCCGTGTGCAGGCCGCTGAGCGTCTGGCAACTGACCGCACTGCTCAAGAGCAGGCGGTGCTGGATGCGAAGCGTGGTGCAGGGATGGTTGCTGGCGGGTCTGGTGCGGCTGGTGAGGGCCAGTCGGAGTCGGCTCCAATCCGTTCAGTTTCCGACGCTTGGGCGGCCGCGAAGCGGGAGTTCGGCGTCGCATAACCCTCTAGGGAGAAATTCTCATGGCTGGTAACACCAACTTCGACAGCCTGCTGTCGACCACTATCGCGAACTATCGCGACCAACTTACGGACAACGTGTTCAACGCTCGTCCGCTGACCAACCACCTCATGGATCGTGGCCGTCTCCGCATGGTTGACGGTGGCACCAAGATCGTGGAGCCGCTCATCTACGCTGAGAACAGCACTGTTGCGTCGTACTCCGGTTACGACACGCTTTCGCTGACCGCTCAGGAAGGCATCACTGCCGCCGAGTACGACTGGAAGCAGTACGCCGTTTCCATCGCGATCTCCGGCATCGAAGAGGCCAAGAACAACGGCGAGCAGGCCATCATCAACCTTCTTGAGGCCAAGGTCATGCAGGCCGAGGAGTCGATGAAGGAAGGCTTCAACGCCATGTTCTTCGGTGACGGCACCGGCAACTCCGGCAAGGACTGGCTTGGTCTGGCCGCGATTGTCGATTCGGCTGGCACTGTCGGCGGAATCAACCGGGCCACGTCGGGCAATGAGTTCTGGCAGTCGTACGAGGAGGGCACCGCTGGTGCGCTCACTCAGGCTGACATGACCACCGCCTACAACACCGTTTCGGTTGGTAACGACCATCCGGACATGGTGCTGACCACTCAGACCCTGTTTGAGAAGTATGAGTCGCTGCTCACGCCGCAACTCCGTTACACCGACACCAAGACGGCTGACAGCGGGTTCCAGAACCTTCTGTTCAAGGCCGCTCCGGTGGTCTACGACGTGGACTGCCAGTCGGGGACGATGTACTTCATCAACTCCAAGTACCTGACCCTCGTCGGTCACAGCGGCAAGTGGTTCCAGCAGACGGAGTTCGTCCGTCCTGAGAACATGGATGCCCGTTACGCGCTGATCTTCTGCTACGGCAACCTGACCTGCCGTAACGCGAAGAAGCAGGGCAAACTCACTGGCCGTACCGCCTGATCAGGCACGCTGGTGACGGTTTCGGCGGGGGGCTTCGGCCCCCCGCCTTACCATTTGGGTAACGAACTGGCCTTTTAGTGATGGCTGGTGTACCTGTGTATTCCCTGTACGGCGTGTCGGCGATGCGGGATTCTCGTCCTGCCGTGGCACCTGATGGATCTTCCCCTGCTCCTCCGGGGGGTATGCCGTACACCGGCCACACCCGCTGTATGGCTAATGAGGCGACGTGTCAGGGGCATCGTGCCAAGGGCACGGACTATTGCATGGGGCATTTGAGGCAGATGGCCCGGGAGATCAAGGAGCGTGAGGGTGAATCTGGCTGACATTCGCTCCAAGGTCCGTGAGATCGTCGACATGGATTCGACGGATCTGTCGGACACGTTGTTGAACATGTACATCCAAGACGGCTATGACCGGATGATTGCGTTGGAGCGTCGCTGGCCGTTTCTGGAGAAGACGTACACGTTGAACACGGTCGCGGATCAGCGTTCGTATGCGTTGTCGTCGATCGGTTCGGGGGATGTGCGTGAGATCACGTCGGTGGTGGACACCACTGCTGGTGGTGTCCGGTTGACGTTGGTGGCCCATGAGGACGCTGAGGCGTTGTGGTTGGGGTCATCGGACTTGTCGTCCCGACCGTTGCATTTCTCCGTGTGGCAACAGGAGTTGTATCTGTGGCCTCGGCCGAACGGTGTGTACAACCTGAGTTTGCGGGGCTACCGAAAGCCGACATCGTGGTATCAGAATGACACCACGCAGGTTGATGCGGACGAACGTCTGCATCAGTCGCTGGTGTATTACGGGGTGGCTCAGACCTACCAGTTGCAGGAAGACACCCAGTTGGCTTCGTTTTACCGGGAGTCGTTTGATGAGGCTGTGCGGCTTGCCGCTGGGGACATCATGCGGGTGTCGTCGCACCGTCCGCTGGTGCTGTCCGGTGGACGTTTCCATGAGTCATCGAATGGCTACCAGTCGCCGGTCTACTACTGATGCTGTCGA